AAATAGTGTATTAAGTGGAAATGCTTTGCTTTCACTTGCAAACTTGAAAACAACTTATTTGGTACTTTATTACAATGATAAAGAATCAGTAAACAGGATCCCTGTGCTGGAACTCAATAGGGTTGTTTCAAATAGTGCAACTGCTGCTTTCAGCTTTGATATTACTCCTTTTGCTGGTCAGCAAATTATTTGGGCAAAGTCATACATTCAAACTCCTACTGCATATAGTTCCATCAGTGGATCTAATTTTAGTGTTTGTTTTGGTGTATATTATGCCTAATCAATCCACTTTTCCTTCACCTTTAATATAATTGTATGGCGAATCCTAATAAGGCTTTTTTGACTGGAACTGATGCGGTAATGCAATGGTATGATACCAATGCTAAAACAACTTTTTGGTCAGTTAATGATTCTAAAGGAGATATACTTTTTTATTATGGGGGCAATGATGAAAATGAAGCAAGGGAGCATTTAGAGAATAATTTGAGAATGGCAGAGCAACAAGGTGTTGAGGCAACTTTAACTTTGAGAATTCATCCTAAAATGCCGAAATCAGGTTATTTTGAGAAAAAAGATACTGGAATGGTTGTAACCCATTTTAGACCTACTTCATTTAATCCTGTTTCATATCAACCAATGAATCAAATGGGGATGGTAAATCCTAATTTGATGAATGAAATTAATGCTTTGAGATCTGAAATAGCTGCTTTGAAAATGCAACAGGAAATTGAAGAAGATGAAGAAGATGAAGAACCCGAGGAGGAAAATTTCCTTGCTGGATTAATGAAATCCCCACAAGTTCAGACAATGATTCTTTCACAACTTTCCAGTTTATTTGCACCAACACAAAAAGTTACGCACGTTGCTGGAATAGAAAAAACGGAAACAATGGCAAATGAAACCGAAATTGACAACGAAGAACGCATTTATGATGCCGTTGAAAGGCTGAAATTGGTTGATGATCAATTAGCAAGTGATCTTGAATTACTTTGCGAAATGGCAGAAACCGACAAAATGCAATTCAATTTTCTGCTTAAAATGTTAAGGAAATAATATGCCTGAAATTACTGCTGATAAGATTATAGGGAAAACACTTTTTGCCAAAAAGAATTTAGATCGTTTAAATTCATCATTGGTTAAAATTGGAACTATTGTTGCTGGATCCCCAGTTGGACAAGTTTATTCATATATTCAAAGAGGTGGTAAGGTTTATTGGCAGTTTATTGATTTTAACAATAAGCCTTATTTTGTTCTGCACACTCCTGATAGTTTCAAATTTTCAGGGGATGTTAAACAGGCAATAGAGGAAAAAAAGCAAGAGATTGAAAAGATAGAAAAAGAACAAAAAGGATCAGTTCCATTCTATATTGAAAAATATGGCAAATGGATCCTGATCTATGGAATTGGTGCTTATTTGGTAGCAACATACATAAAAAGTAGAAAATGAAAAACAAAGGGTTAATTTATATCCTGTTGGCTGGTGGTGCAATTTTGTTGCTATCAATGAAAAAAAAGACTTCATATAAAATTGAAGTTCCCGCACCTGAAAAAATTACTGCTGAACAATTTTCTCAACCATCTTTACTGCAAAAAGTAAGCAAGGTTGTTAAAAAAGTTGCTCCAGTAGTAAAAAAAGCGGTTACTGCTGCAAAACAAAAAAAAGCTGCTAAACGATCAATGAAAGTTGGTCAATTTCCTGATATGTGCTAAAAATATAAAAAATGAACAAGCCGAAACACTTGCAAATAAATATTCAGGATGAAATTTCAGCTGATCAGTTGAAATTGGCATATACAAAGAGAGCAAATGACAGGGCAAGGTATGAACAGGAAAATAAGTTTTCCAAATCAACTGGGGAAGCCTATCAGAGGTACTATGTTGAAACAAAAGTGTTTTATACTACTGCAAATATTGGTTCTGACTGCAACGATATTACATTTATCAATGCTGGAACCACTAATTTAGTTATTGGGGAAGTTCCATTGCTGCCTAATCAATCTTTGAGAATTTCAGGCAACAGGGGTGAAATTGATACAACACAATATCAATTAACTTTTGCCACTCCTATTAATACAGGAAATCAATTAATCGTAATCCGTAAATTATATATATAATGATAACATTGGATCTTTCCATTCTCAATCAGAAAGGAACTCCGATGTTCTATTCTGATATTCTTTCAGCACGACCTAATTTTGGTATTGCTGGAAGGATTTTTATTTCAACCGATACATACGAATTTTATCGTGATACTGGTTCTGCTTGGGATCTTATTGGAGGATCAGGAACTGGTACAATAACTGGTTCAGGTACAACAGGAACTTTGAGCAAATTTACAAGTGCATCAACTATTGGTGATTCAATTATTACTGAAAGTGGTTCCAGCATACAAATTAAGGCAACAGGAACTAATGATTGCAATTTAATTTTAGATACAACTACTGGTGATTTTTCAAGGTTACAATTTGAAAATGCTGGTAATTTAAGATCAAGAATTTATTTTAGAGAATTATCTAACCAATTATCAATAGGCACATATAATACAGGAGGATCAGTAGAGATTGAAGTTGATAATAATATAACTGCTGCTATATTTGATAGTTCAAAAAATGCCACTTTTTATGGATATGTTAGTGCGGTTCCAACATTAACTGCTGCAAATAACGCATCCAGTTTAGCATCATATGGAATTAACACACTTAGTTATGCTGCTGGTTTTAGTTCCAACAATATAGGTGCATTATATGGTGGTATTGCTGGTTTTAATTTGCAAACATTTTCTGGATCTGCAACTTTTGCACAGGCAAATGTCGCATCAGGTGGGGCATCTGTCAATTCAATAGATTTTAGTTCTGCTGGATCTACAATAACAATGACACAATCCAGTGGGATTCGTGTAATGAGTGGTCAACAAAATTTATTTCAATATCAGGGAACTAATAGCGGAACAATAACTCACGCAGCAATTAGTCAAAATACAGGGTTTTATAGACCAAGTAGTGCAAGTGGTATATTAACAATAACAAATGCTTATAGTCATTTGATCAATGCACTGGATGACTATGGTGCTGGTTTTACTTTTACTAATAGGTGGGGAATTTATCAAGCTGGTGCAAGTGATACAAATTACTTTGCTGCAGCTATGCTTTTGGGTTCTACTACTAATACTGGTGAAAGGTTACAGGTCAATGGTACTACAAAATTAACAAATACTTTAACTATTGGCCCATTGGGTGCTGCAGTAGCTGGTGTACAAATTAGTGGTAATGATCAATCAAATACACGAATAAAAATTACTAATACTAATGGAAGTTCTTTCAGTGTTGTAACAGGAAATCCAGGTGCTTCAAATAGTGGTTTTGCAATTTATGATGAACTTGCATCAGCAAGTAGAGTATATATTTCATCTATTGGAAATGTTGGTATTTCTGAAACATCTCCAACTGAAGGAAAATTAGTAATAAATAATTCTTCAGGTTCTACAAATTTTGGAATAACTGGAAACTCATTATATTTAAAAGCACAAACATCAAATGCTAATTTAATAAGATTTAGTGGTGCAATATCAACAGATATAATTATAGGAAGATTTGGTAATGCTGATAGATTTAGTATTGGTACAACATCAGGATCTGAAAATTTTACTTACACTTCAAGTGGAATAGTTGGTTTTGGTACAACTTCATTAAACAATTTTAGGGTTTTTGTTAATGGTCATCACGTTTCAACAACTGATACTGCTGCAACTGATGGAACTGGCGATATTTATAGATCAGGTATTGGATGGGTTTCAACTGCTCAAACTACAAATGTACTTTCTGCATTAATAACTGCAAACAATGTCGGAAATTATGGTGCAGATATTCTTTTCTTAAATAGACCTACAAGCGGTGGTAATTTAGTTGCAAGAGGTACAATAACTGCTGGTGGTAATTGGCTAATTGGATCGGCAGTTGATCCAGGTCAAAAACTTTACCTGAACGGATCTTTGCGTATTGATGGACAATTAAATACTTCTGCTGGTGGTTCATCAGGACAACATCTTACTATTGTTTGTGATGGTGTTATTTATAAAATAGCTTTGTTAAATAATTAAAATAAAATATGAAACAAATACAATCAATTCAAATTTGGGTTAATGGTCAAGAGAAAACTGGATCTTGGCTGGGTGCATATATCATTAATGATAATTTAAGTGATTCAGCACAATTTTACTGGTGGATAGCTGAAAGTGGATCTGAAGCGGATCAATTTGGTGCCACATTAACAAGTGGAAATTTGACAATGAATGAACCTGATTATTCAGTATGGGATTCTACTGCTGATATTAATTTAGCTGCTTATGAATGGATAGCATCTAAACTTGGATTAACTTTGATCTAATTAATAACAATTCAAAATTTGACAAAATGAACGAAAAACAGGCATTGGAAATTATTAAGGCAGTATTGGACTTGGCAACTCAAAAAGGTGTATTTACCAAAATTGATGAAAGTTTTACTGCAATTCAGGCATTTAATGTAATTGCCACAAAACTAAAAGATGAACAGGACAATGCAGAGTCAAACTGATCCAACACATATTGCCACATTCAGCACAATTTTGTTTTCCCTGTTGGGCATTCAGAATATATCTGAACTCGCAAACATTGTTTTTTTGGGTGCCAGTACAATATCCTGTACTATTTCAATTTTAGTAGGCTTAAAACAATTAAAAAAGAAATAATGAAAAGAATACTAAAAAATATTAAAACATCATTTTTCGGATCTATTGCTGGTGGATCCCTAATTATTGATGGTATTGATCAAAGAAACTGGATAACAATAATTGCTGGTATTGCTGCTGCCATTACTGGTCTATTGGCAAAGGATTCTGATGTCCAATAAAAGAAAAATATATATTGGTCTTGCTATTTTATTCATCCTTTTATTTGGAAAAAAAGTGAGTGCTGAAAAGTTAATTGCAAAGTTTGAAGGGTTGAAATTAACTGCATATCCTGACACTGGTGGAATATGGACAATAGGTTATGGATCAACAAAAGATCCTTTCACTGGAAAAAGGGTAAAGGAAGGGGATAAAATAAGCAAGGAAACTGCTCTTGAATGGTTAAAGAAAGATATTGAGCAAAGAAAGTTTGCTATCAGGAAACTGATTAAAGTTCCAATATCTAAAAATAAATTAGCTGCCATTACAAGTTTAGCCTATAATATAGGCTTGGGAGCATTGCAAAGATCAACACTATTGAGATTATTAAACGAAAAGGCTCCAGTGCTGGAAATTGCAGATCAATTTTTAGTTTGGAATAAAGTAAACGGAAAAGAAGTTAAGGGATTAACAAACAGGCGAAAACTTGAAAGGGAACTGTTTTTAAGTTAGTTCTATGCTAAAATAGAGGTGTTTTACGGGGAAAATTTCTATTTTCCCCTTTTTTTTGTGCTTATAAAACAATGAATAACAATATTTTATAAAACTAATGTGTAACCGGTTACACATTAAATTTACTTTAAATTTGGAATATTCAAAAAAATGTTTATAAATTTACTCCGACAAATGATTTTTAACTATTTAAACGAAAAACAAATGAAAAAAACTGCTATTCAGATCATCCTGATCGTTTTAGGTGCTATTCTTTTATGTTTTGCTGATAATTTATGATTAGGTTACTTGCTTGGGTAATATCAGTTATTTATCTGATATTAATAGGCATCCCAACTGCCATTGGATTATTAATTATTGTACAAATTTTATCAATTTTTAAATTTTTCAGCAATGTTAGAAAAAAAAGAAAAGAGCATCATTGTTCACAATTACCTGTATGGTCTTATGACCTTTCTGATCAATCGGAACATTCCTTTCACTGAATTGGAAGGTGGTCGCATTGAGATTTTTTATCCTTCTGAATTAACATTATTCCATATCGGTTACCACTTTGGTAGATATGCTGAAATGCAAAACAATTAATTTTATGGAACTATTCAACAATTTGCGTGAAGCAATGCTGGAAATTGAATATATCCAGCAAAAAATTGATACTTTGAAAATTTACCAAAATTTGCCTAATTTAAACAATATTAGGATTCATTTTGATTCAGGTAACAAAACACATTCTTTGATTCAACTTGATACCGATATATCTTTGGTGAATGAATTAAGACTATTAATACAGGAAAGTATTGATCTATATGAACAACAAATAATGCAACTTAAATTAAATTTTTAAAATGAAGCCTTACACAATTAACGGAAACAAATATTATTTTGAAGTTTTTATTTCTGCAAATGAACCCTTTATTTTGTTATCTACAACGGAATATCCCAGTGAAGGGTTAAGTAAAATATATTTTTTGCGTAAATACTCAATGAAGTATGCAATGGAAGATTTTGTGAGATATGAAGCAATTGTAAACGATCGCAACTCCGCAAAACAAAATGAGGTGCGTTAATTGCTCAAAACTTTTCACAATAACAACACACAGGGGCAAGGTAGGTAAAGCACTTTGCCCCTATTGTTTAAC